ATCCTCTTTGCTTAACTTTTTAAGTGTTAAGTTTAAAGTTTGTTCAAAAAAAGTAGTACCATTTTCACGTGATGAGGTTATAGTTTGCTCAAAGCTACTATTTCCTTTTAATTCATATTTGTAGGCAGTAAATGTTCCTGACATATCTGTAATTTCGTCGTTTGTTTGCGTTACAGTACCATAGTCACCATGATCTGTAAAATATACCGCTTTTAGTCCGCCGACTACGTCTTTGCAGGGTTCTTTTCTACCTTTCGTTAAATCGCATGCCATTTTTTATATGTATTAAAAAAAGGGTAGGCAGGTGCAATCCCTTACCTACCCTCTTTAGTTATTTATTATTTTTATTAGTTAGCAGAGTTGGTAATACCGTAAGTTACGATGTCATCAACAATACCATACTGAACACCAGCAGTAAAACGCATTACTACACGAATGTTATCAGAACCGTCAAGGTCACTCATGTCTAATACTTTTACTTCGTTATGATCAGCAAGAAGCCCAGTTCCAAAGAATAGGTTGCTTTTTTCAGCTGCGATAGCTACGTTGTCACCAAGACCATTAGCTACGAATAATTTAACACCATCAAAAGAAAGTGAACCGTTATTCCACCACTGAGTTCCCATTGCGTTTGTACCTGCTGCTCCTAAACCTGAAGCACCAAAACCGCCTAATGCACGAACATAAGCACGAGCAATATTCTGAGAAACATAAATATTAAGGTCTTCGCTACCATAAAGTGTAGAAGGGATAGCGTCAACAATTTTACCTAATTCAGTAATTACGTTTGCAGCAGTTACAGTAGTACCAGCAACTTCGTTAGCAGTTGGTAAAGCAGCATCTAATGCTAAAGTAGTTGAAAAACCATCAAACTGTCCGCTAGTAGCAGTTGAACCAGCCCAAATTGATTGCTCAGTTCTTTGTGCAACTTTAGCAGCTACATGACCGATTAAGAAATCGCTAAATGAAGGAGGTAAATTGTGATGAGCTGAATATCCCATTTGTACAGCTTCCCAGTCAGAAATAAAGTCTTTTTTACAAAGTTGTAAATTTACTTGTTGGAATTCTGGTTGTAGTATTCTTTCAGTAAGTGTAATTGTAGAAGTTGCTGTAAAGTCACAAGACGCATCTTTTACTAAGTCGTCAGTTGATACCTTTTTAATAACTTCTTTAAATTTTACGTTGGGTTTTACTGTAATCCCACCGTTTTCAATTGTGCTCGCGCTAAGTAAAGCTGCAGAAATATACTGTCCTGCAAATTCGCCTGCGTATGAGCTAGTGATTGAAGTAGTTGTTGCCATTTTTTGTTAATTTATTTTTTAATGTTAGCTATTTTTGCAAACACTCTATCCGCTGTGGTCATTTCTCTTTTTTGACCATAAAGGTTAAGGTTTGTCTTTTCTTCTCTTTCAGGATTGTGTGTAACTTTAGCTACTGGCTCTTCAGCTGATAATTCAACAGCTTCTGTAACTTGTTCGCTAAGTTCTTCCTTAGTTTCTTCTACGATTTGTTCAGCACTCATTTCTTCCTTAGGCTCTAGCATTGCTTTAATTTCTTCAATCATTGCTTTAACCTCTGCGAGTTCTTCTTTTGTTGCGTAGTTCATTTCTTCTTTTTCTTCTTCAGCTGCTTCAATTTCAATTTCCACATCTGCTTCAGCTTCTTCTTCTGCTGATTCACCTATGGCTGCAATAATGCCTTCTTCTTTAACAGATAACATTTCGCCATCTTCTAAAGTGTACTCGCCAATAGGTAACGCTACTTTTTCATCTTCTGTTACAATAAATACTTCGCTACCTACTGCAAAGTCTTCACTTTCTATAACAGTTCCGTTTTCCAAAGTAGCTTGCGCTAATTTTACTTCTTGGGTTTCTTCTTTAAGGTCAACACCAACAAGTTCTTTTACTTTGTTTAACATGTCTGTCGCTTTCATATAATTAGTTATATTTAATACAATAAGTTAATAATAGGTTTGTTATATTTTTAACTAGTAATTCCTGTTATGTTACCTATGCCTTGAGCTTGAAAACTACCATCACAGCATTTTCGTGAATAGGTTTTACCATCTTTACAAAGGCATCCTCTATTATTATTTTTTGGACTGGGGTTTTTGCTAGTATCTTCTTTTTTCATTAGCTAAAGTCTGCGTTTTGTGTTCGTTGTATAAAGTAAATAATATCCCAAATTAAAGCACTACCTCCATTTGCAGTAACCCTCCAATCTGTTCCATTTGCAACAAAACTTGCATCCGCATAATATTGAAACATTTGATGGAAATCGTGAGTCACATCGTTACCTTTTGCAAAAGTAATATCACTTTTTATTCTATCGTAAGGTGTACCGTTGCCTCCTTGAAAGTGCATACTTAAATAAGTTTGATTAGCATTTGCTGCTGAATATCTAAATACTACTGTTATTTGGTAAACATCATTTTCGTTTATAGCAAGTACTTTTTTTGTAGTTCCGTTATAGAAATTAATTGAAGGATGACTTTTATATACTGCCCCTGCGTTATTAGGTAATACTACTTCAACACCATCAGATAGTGCTAATTTATTAGATGAGGTGTATATTGTATCATCGTATCTTGCCCAACCGTTTACAGTTATTACGTTTTGTGGATATACCACTACGTTACTACCGTTATGACCCATATAAAGGGCATCAGTAGTATGTAGCATTGCACCATCCTCAATATTTACTGCGTTTACTTCAGCTTGATTTGTGTGTTCAACGTGAACTTTATAAGCCGAATTAAATACGTTACTCATTTTCTATACTTTTTATTTTTGCTTCAGCCCAAGACTTTGCACTTTTGCCACCCCAAAGTAAATAAGAAATATAACCGCAATCAGTCTTTTCACCTTTTTCGTAATACACCTCAGCCCTTGAAAGGTAACTAAACATTCTTTTAATTGTTTCTAAGCTGACAGGTTTACCTTGTGCTAATTGTTGAGCTCTAACTTTTCCTACTTGGGTAGCGCATTTATTATTGACTGCCTCGTTTAATTTAAGTCCTCTTTTAGCGTTGTTTTTTACTGACTCGGGGTAATCACTATACGATTCCATTTCTAGTCTTTTACCATCCTTTAAACGCTTGTCTTGTTTTACAATGCCTTTAATTTGTTTTAATAGGTAAGCAGCTTCCTCTTCTTCTATTTGTGCTAACTCATCTTTTATGGTTTTGTCTTTTGGGCGTTCAGCCTTGTCTGCAAAATAACCTTCAATACTAAAACCTTTTACTCTACCAGTTTTAACGTAGTTATCCCAAATGTCATCATTTAGTACTTTCATAGAAACCATCCAAGTTCCAACTGGCACTTCCATACCGTAGTGGCGTGACTTGTCTTTTTCACTTTCTACTATCCAGCTTTCAACAACGCTTAACCCAGTAAGTGGCATTTGATGCTCTAGCGTGCTTTTATTTTGGTTACCATTTATAAAAAATAACTCACTAGCTTTACGAACAGTACTTTTAGAAAAATAAATATAATATTCATGTTCGCCACTTTTACGGTAAATAGGCTTATTGGGTATTAAGGCAGCACCCATTAAAATACGCTTTTCACTATCTACTTCTGCAAGTTTAAACTCTTGCCCTTTAAGTGCTATAAAGTCTTCTTCTATTGCTGGGTATTCTACAACGCTAATAGCTTCAATACCTATTGCTTCTTGTTCGTCTATAAAAAGTTCTACTATATCCATATTAATACAATACTTTTTTTACTTTTTTGTTACCCAAGTGATGCGCCTTTAACAATGTTACGTTCCAACGCTTGTGCATTTGTCACTTCGTTACTTACTACAAACGCTTTAATAGGTCTTTGTTCTCTATCACCTAAAGCCTGTGCTAATTGGTTTTCTGGTGCCGAACCTACAATATTAAAAGCTGGGGCTTGTACTGGTGCTAAGGCTACCGAACCACCACTATCCATTCCAGCTGCAGAACCTTTAGCCGCATTTACAGCAGCTTTAACACTAGATATAATCCCAGCAGCTTGTGCCGCAAACGCAAGTAATAAAGGAATGTTAGCTGGAAAACCTACTTTAGCTGTGGCTGCTGCACCTTTAGCAACATCAACACCTGCTTCGCTTGCCCTTAATGTAACACGCTGTAATGTAGCTTTAGCTTCAGCAATTTGTTCCCTAACTAACATGGCTTGGCGTGCAATAAATAAGGCTCGCCCGACTTTTGTTTCTGCGCCTGCTGCTTCAATAACAGCATCTAAAGTTTCGTATATTTGTTGTCTTCTTGCGAGGGCTAATTGTTTGTTTTTTTCTTTTTCTTCTTCAATTAAAGCATCTTGAATAGCAGCTTCTTGGTCAGCATAATATTGCAATAACTCTATTTTTTGCTCTTCAGTTGCATTTAATTCTTCTAACCTTAATAAATCCCTTGACCTTTGTAAATGTAATTTTTGTAATTCAGTTTTGGCTTCAGCATCCTCATTTTTAATACGGAACTCATCGCGTATTTTTTGTATATCTTCTTGGCGTTTGGTTTCTTCTGCAAGTATTTTATCGGCTTCAGCTTTGGCTTTTTCTTCTTCTGCTTTACGTTCAGCAGCAGCTTTGTCAGCTTCCATTTTACGCAACCCAGCAGCTACGCCTAAAAGTTCTTTATTTCTTACTAAACGTTGTTCTTGTAATTTAATTAAATCAGCTTCTAATTGTGCTTCTTCATCAAGGTCTTCTTTAGTACTTTCACTTAAACTATTTTCTTGTCTTTTAACGTCTAACCTTGTTTGTGCTAACTCTATTTCTTTATCTGTAATTTCATTTTCTAATTTTGCTGCTGCTTCTAAAAACCCTATACGTTGTTCAGTGGTGTATTTATCAACCTCAGCTGCTTTAGTTTTAAGTTCATTTATTTTAACATTTGTTTTAGCACGTTCTACTAATAATGCACGTTCCTTTTTATTTGCGTCTGCTATTTTGTCTGCTAATTCGCCAGCAAGTTCTAATTCCCTTTTGGTTTCTTCGCCAAAATTTGCTATCCTAGATTTTAATTGATCAAATGCTTCGCCTGCTTTTGCAAAATTACCAGTAAATACGTTATAAATAGTATCACCTAAACTGTAAAATATATCACCTATATTACCAGCAATTACTCCAAGTTGCTTTAGTATTTTAGCCATTCGGTTTTGACCCTCCTCACTTGAAGTAAATGCTTTTGTTAAGGATACAACCGCAATAATTAAAGCACCAATACCAGTTGCTATTATAGCACCTCTTAAAGTACCAAAACTTTTAACCACACCTTTAAGCGTACCTGTAAGCCCTTTGAATTTAGTTATCGCGCCACCTGATACTTGATCAAGCTGGTTACCTAGTTCGCCAGAGGTTTCATTTGTTTTTTCTACTTGTTTTTCTAGACCTACTATTTGTTTATTAAGCTGCTCAATATCATAAGCAGCCTCTTTGTATTTAGCCTCAAAGTCTATTACTACCTTTTGTCCCATAGTCCGTTTTTATATTGCGTTAAACCCTCTTTTAATGTTTCTGGGTATTTATACTTACCTAAGGCAATATCTATATATTTGCCATTCCATTTTTCGCTTCTTGCAAATTCTAATAGATCTAATATATTTTGTATCATTTTGCGGTTGCTCCTTTTTGTATTCCAAATCTAATATCTGATGAATTACACCAGCCCATAAACATTCGTACAGTATATATTCCTGGGCTCATTCCTGTTTTTCTAATTACTTGTGTAGAGTTACTTAATGTTCCTTGGAACCATTGAGTTACTGAACCGTTTTCGGTTGCGTTGCTTTCTTCAATATACACTATTCCTACATTTGCAGGTAATGAACCAGTTCTAATATAATTTAATACAATATCAGCTGAGTTATTATATATAGCTGTATAAGCAGCAGAATAACCATCTACACCTTTAGCAACTGTTGAATATAACATACCTACATAAGTAGCTATTTCTTTTCCTTTAGAACTTGTTTTATTAAG